TTGCAAGAGTAGACGATGCAACAACCTTACTACAGGCATCTTCAACATCCTCTTCTTTTTCCTCTGCTTCCTCTACTTTAGGTGCTTCGCCCTCTACAGGATTAGCATTAGGTAATGTACCTTCCTCTTCGTATTGACCTGGAGCTACTTCTGCCGTCTGCTCTTTCTCTTCAGTACCAAGCAAATCTTGCAGTAATGCTGCAATATTATCCACTTTAGCATTAAGACTTTCCAGTGTAACTGCAGCTGCTGGAGCTGCCGCTGGTGCAGGCGCCTCATCTTCAGCTTTAACCTCAGGAGCCTTTTCCTCTGCTGGTTTGTCTGTAACTGCAAATGGAACTTTCTCTTCAGATTTTACTTCAGCACCTGCCGCCTCAGGTTTCGCCTCAGCTGCAAATGGATTTTTACCCTCAGCTGGTTTCTCACTCACTGCAGGAGCTGCACCACCCGGTTTCTCATCGGTTACCTCTACGGTCTTTTTATTAGGTTCATGCGTAACGACAACCGCTTTTTCAACTATCTCCTTTGCCACTTCAACACCTCCTTTTAATTTTTCGGTTATACAATAAGGGCATTCCATTTCAATATGTGATTTGCCCAACACCAACAATCCCGTTTCGTGAATCCTTTCTTTCTCTACCGATGTCAATTCGTCAGCACCAGACATCTTCCTAAGCATATTGATAGCGTGTGTTTTATCAGGCATAGGATATTGTCTATGTTTAACTAACTTATCTCCATCTGATACAATTTTAATTAATCCAAAATTCTCATCACCTAATTGCTCAAGTTCATCTTTAGATAAACTTTTCTTAGCAATCGTGATAGCTTTTTCCATTAAATTAGCACTTTCTGCCTTCAATGGGTCTTCCGTTACAGTAACAGTTTCAATTGACGTATCCCTCTTCACCGTCTGGAACTTACATGAAGGATTTGCTGGTCTATCCACTATACTTATCTCGTTCATTACATATTTAGTAACTCTATTTATTGCCTTACCAGTGGATTTGCTAATCTCCATCCTTCTATCCAATACCTCACCACCAATAGAGAAACCTTTATACACACCCTCTTTACACTTCTCCCAAGCTTGGTCATCTACAATTTTTGCACCAATATAGAGTGACTTATCACTATCACGCAATTCCAAAATAGGAGCAGTTCCCACAGCACTTGGTTTATGCATTTCCCTGATATTACGCCAATCAGAATAATCAGCTAATGCTTCTTTGGTAGCACCATAATCCACTACCTCATTTTGCTTATCCAAAGTTTCACAAGTAGCTATTCCATATACCATCCTCTGCTCTTCATCAACTTTTGATATAGGAACAAAGAATCCTAATTTTGTCTCTAACATATTACCTCCCTTAATTTTGAAAATCTTATACAATTACTACATTGACTATCTCTATTCAAACATTTTTTTAAACAAACACCGATACTCGTAAAAGTTACACGACCTGAGTCTTTAAACTTAATAGCATTAGGGTTGGTAATCGTACCTTCAAAATGATTACCACCCTCTGCATGAACTACAAAAGTTTTTTCTCCAGTACGCTCTAACTTTTTAGTCTCAATACCAAACTTATTTTCAGCTTTCCTGGTACCAAGTGTCTGTAATATTGTACTCATACTATCCTTATACTCCCGAAACTGCTGTAATCAAACCATCAACAACATAAACTGTATCTGTACCCGCCGTAAAAGTTCCACTATACCCAGCAGGAGAACCATTTAATCCACTAACTCCAGATGCTCCGCTTTCACCACTCCACCCACTAACACCTGATTCACCTGAATACCCACTCTCACCCTTCTCACCTGAATAACCAGACTCACCCGATGCCCCGTCTTGCCCAGAATATCCGCTTTCCCCACTAGCACCATCTTGACCGGAATACCCAGATTCTCCATTAATACCAGAATACCCGCTTGCTCCATCTGCACCATTTAGGCCAGAATAACCACTCTTACCACTAAACCCACTATATCCCGATGAACCCGCCTCCTCTACATCTTCTGCTTTAATATCTTCTGTAAGTTTATTTAAGTTTCCAATTGCTATGTCTCTCTTAATGTTTTCTGAAAGTGGCATCGTTAACCTCCGTTTAATTTATCTTCTTTCTTGGGTAAATTTTCTATTTCCGTAAGCGTTTTACCTTCAACTTCACTGGGCCTAATAGCTTTATCCTCAAAGTAGATGTCTGCATCCGGCTTTCCTTGTCTTTGCCAAATCTCATCAAAAGGGATTTGGTTTTGTTTAAGCCAAGTCTGTATGCCATTATAGGCACCAGGACTATCAGTAGTACCTGAAGTATAAACAATAATGTGATAACCTTCATCTCTCATCTCCTGGAGTTTAGCCTTTATAGTCTCATTAACTTTATCATTTATCATTATAGTACCGTGATAGTCAACGGCAACTACTTTACCTGATTTCTTTACATAGGCTTTATCTGGTTCTGCAAAAGCTAATGCAGATTCATGGTCCATTCCAGTTCTCCTATGGTCCATATAGTCCGCCTTAGATGCCTCAGGTAACTTATCATAATCCGCCTGCTCTTGATATGAAAGCTTAGTAGTACTACCAACAGGATATCTACCCGAACCTGGACCACCTTTAATCATTAATTGCATATCATCTCCAGGTGCAAAAGCCGGTTCAAATAATCTCTTACATCTACAATTTGGGTGTATTCCATCTTCATCCACACATATAGCTGAAAATTCATCTAAAGACATCCATTGCCCATCTAGTGGTCCACAATCGTCACACACTTTGTCATCTTCTTCGGTGTGCCAGTAACCTCCAACAAATACTCCACCTAAACCAGCAATCATACCTATAGCTAAAGCATTTTCCAACCCATTTAACGCATAAGAACCTAATCTATACTCTTGATTATCCATTACCCCATCAAATTCTTGGTCAAATTCATCTATATCATCGTATTCCTTAACTCCCTCTATAAATCCTGTAGGAGCTAAATCAAATAACGTATTATCATGCTCTTCCGAAAGCGTATCCATAAACCCGTCTAGATACTCATCATTTTGAGCTACCAATCTCTGAATCTCTTCTTTATCCGAAGCTGAGAGCTCTGGATTGTAAACCTCACCCGTATAGTGTGCAGCCTTCTGCTTACCTAATAAATAAGCTACAATAATAGCATCTTGGGCCTCTCTACTTAAGTCATCTTTTAAACTATCAAGATATGCTATAATTTTATCTCGTAACTTTTTAGGGTCCTCTATTTCAGGCTCAAACGCTTTAGTTAAATTCTCTTTCTCTATTTTATTACCTATCTTATCTTGAAGGAAAGCGTACTTATTAGGATTTGTTCTTAACAAAGTCTTTGGAGCTACCTTATAATAAAGGAAACATTCAGCGAAATCTTCCCTTGTAGTAAATCGCGCATACACACTTACAAAAGGTTCATCTCTTAACGTATAAACATTTGAATACAACGTTGACCCATCAAACCTTTTCTTTTCTCCTATTAAATACTGGGACATATCACCCTTTAACTGCCCCCTCTCTAAAAATGTAGCTAAACCTTGCCAAGTCATTCTCTCCTCTTCTGAGAGGGAATTATACCAATAAGCATGCCCAAACTCGTGAATAAAAGTCTTGGACGTTTCACTAATTTCTTCTCCTTCATCACCAAGCCTAATCATACCATGCTGTTCAAGATAAGCAGGATTAAACTCCATAAAATTGTTTCTATTATCGTATCTTGCATTTACCATAATACTGGGATTAAGTACTATCGCATCAAGAATAGCCAAATTCAAATCGTAGGTATCTGCAACATCACTAAACTGCTTCTTATACTGAGTGGGTATCTTTGCTATACGTGAAACAGTCAACTTGTTATTATAGTCTACCTTACTTACTTCCTTAACACTATTAATAAGAGATTTTATCTTACTCTTTACCTCTTTCCAATTTCTTAACATGGAATTATGATATTCTTCAATATGAGCATCCATTTTACGTTTAATAGGAAATGCTTTCTTCTTAGCAAGAATAAAAGAAGCATCACCCTTAAACTCCACACCTTTGACTAAAGGATAAATATTAGCAGTAGTCAATATAGATACTCTGCTCATATTATATCTTTCTTTTACTAATTCCATAGATTGTGGTAAATCAAAGGTTATTCTACTCATTATGCGTTTTGTATATTCTCATCCGTATTAGGTATTACCGCATCTTTTGCTTGTGACTCCATTACTTCCAATCTACTATAATAATCAGGAATCTCTTTCAAGTGTGCTAGAGCTATCCTTACTGCTATCTCAATATTACCTCTCAAAACATCCGGGTGCTCTTCAGCCTCTACTTTAGTTCCTTCAAATAACTGCGCGTGGTCTACTGAATCCGTTACTCCTAAAGAATCAGTTATAGTTTTTATCTTTTCAGGAGTAATGCCAGCTGCCGGACCAAACATATCATACTTATTTAAGGACACTTGACTTATCTTTGTTTTATTACCACCTTGAATTAAAAATTTTTCACCCATTTATTTCTCCTTACCGTAAGCAGCTTGGTGCATTGCATTCATCATTCTTAAATCACTTTCAAACTGTTTTTGTTTAGTACTAGTCGCTTTCCATCTGGCAATTAATCTTTGTACCTTAGTACCAGTAGGTTTCTCTTCACGAGGACCAGTATGGTATCTACCTGAACCAGGACCACCCTTTAGCAATCTTTCTCGGTATAACGTATTCAAAGATTTTAACATCTATTTTTCCAAAGTAATCTTAACTTCGTTCTCGCCTAGACCTTGTTCTTTTAATACACCCATAGCTTTAGCAATCTTGTCCTCATTAACAGCTTGAACAACCATTCTTACTATTTGTCGTTTTGTCTCATCAACTACCGATTGATTTACACTATCCACTGTATCTTGCCGAGAAACCGCATCACCAGCTACATCTGCTTTACCAGGAACCACTTCTGCCTGTACATTTGTCTGCGCAGGCTGTTCAGGATTTATTGGTAAACCCGTTACTGGATTTGTTTCTGGGACTTGTTCATTCTCTATTGTTTCTTCCGTTGGAACTAAACTCTCAATCGGAACAAACTGATTGCCAACATTAACCAATATAACATCCCCACCCTCAACCGCAGGCATACCTAATCTCTTACGCCTATCGTTTCTACTTATTACTCCGTTATTAATATCGGCAATATCAATGTTCGATTGTACTGTCTCATCAGATAAATCTATACCTTGCCATTGAAACTTAACATCCTTAAATGGAAATTCTTTCTTTACTATCTCTGTATTAAAATATGTCTCCAATAAAGAAAGCAAGTTTTTAATACCTCTTTCCTTAGTTATTTCTTTCTGGGTCTGGGACGTAGTTCTATGGAAATCTTGCGTGAACCCAATATCTTGTGGAGATATTTGATAGCAGGCACATTTGATTGACAATGTCCACTTCAAGTACTCCATCATCTGCATATCACGCGAATTCTGATTACGGATAGGAATATACTCTGGTGTATCAGCACCATTTAAGAACATCATTCTATGGAGACCTTTTCCAACTACCTCATTGTCCCATCGTACTTGGAATGCTGTTCTTTGCTCATTACTTATATTCTTACCCATATTAAATATTGCTGGAGGGACATTACTATGCTTGAAGAAGTCCATATTGTACTCATCAGCATATAATGAAGCCGTAATAATGTAGGCTGCTACCTCTAACGGTGACATACCATAACCGTTCTGTT